GTGGACAAGTATGTATGGTTGCTGCTGCTCCTAATGCTGGTAAGAGTATGTTTGCTCTTATCTATGCAATGAAAGCACAGGTACCAACACTATTCTTCTCAGCCGATACCGATACCACAACAGTAATGATGCGTGCGGCAGCGCACGCCTCTGGTCACAGTCAGTTATTAGTTGAGGCTAACCTGTCTAATGACAAAAATTACTACAATAAATACTTCGACAAACTCAATCATATTAAGTGGGTCTTTGACTCTTCACCTTCTTTAGATGATATCGAACTTGAGATTCGAGCATATGTTGAGTTGTTCGGAATAGCACCAGAACTAATCGTGATAGATAACCTAATGAACGTAGCAGCTGAGACTGATAATGAGTGGGCAGGGCTACGTGCAATTATGATGGAACTACACGATATGGCACGTAAGACAGAAGCGTGTGTATTAGTACTGCACCACGTATCAGAGCAGAGTGAGTACGGATCACCGACTACACCACCTGCTCGTCGTGCTATTCACGGCAAAGTAAGTCAATTACCTTCACTGATTATTACTTTGGGTTATGACCCAGCACTGGGTGAACTCAAGATTGCACCAGTGAAGAACCGTTTCGGTCCACACGCTGCAGATGGTAAGGACTGGGCTACGCTCTTTGTAAACTATGGAGCGTGTCAGATAGCAGACCAAAATGTTTATGGTCAGATGCTTGCAAGAGATGCACGGGCAGGAATAGTCACTGCTAATTACATTCCAGAAGAACAGGATGAGTATGGTAACGAACTTAGTAATTATCCCTTCGCGGGGTAGGCCAGATAACATTGCTCGAACTGTTGAGCAACTACAGTTGCATAGCAAGATATCTGATATCTGCGTTGCTATTGACAATGATGAAACAGACCTGTACCCACGCATTGACAACGTTATTTATGAGGTAAACCCACGTCTGCGTATGAATGGCACGCTGAACCTAGTAGCAAACAAGTATGTAGATAAGTACAAAACTATTTACTTTATGGGAGATGACCACGTAGTACGTACAGAAGGCTGGGATGAGAAGCTCTATGCTCCTATTAAGGAGCGTGGCTATGGCCTAGCCTATGGTGATGATCTATTCCAGCGTGAGAAGTTAGCAACAGCAGTGATGATGAGTACCAATATTATTAAGCCATTAGGTTTTATGGCACCGCCTAAGTTGATTCACCTGTATATGGATAACTTCTGGATGACTGTTGGTCACGCATTAGATGCGCTGAACTATGTACCAGAGGCAATCATTGAACATATGCACTACCTTAACGGTAAGGCTACACAAGATGAGGGCTACACAGATGTCAATTCATCTGAGGTGTACACACACGACAAGATAGTCTTTGATGAATATGCTGCTAACCAATTAAAGGATGATGTGCTGAAGGTGGCTGCATCCATATTATGAAACAAGTAATCTCCTACTCTTTGTATGGCAAAGACCTACGCTTTATGGTTGGTGCCATCAAGAACGCACAGTTAGCTCAGGTATTCTTTCCTGGATTCACAGTGCGTTTTTATGTAGGAGCGTCTGTTCCAACGTGGGTACGGACAACACTATGGTTATTTGATAACGTAGAAATGGTAGATGTTGACCTACCTGAGAACTCACTGTCTCGTATGTGGAGATTTCAGGCTATTTGTGACCCAACAGTAGATGTTGTGCTTAGCAGGGATTGCGATGCTCGACTATCACTACGTGAAGCTGAAGCCCATCAAGAGTTCTTAGACTCAGGCTTTGGCTTTCACATTATTAGAGATCATCCGACTGGTCACGGCTATCTTATCTCTGCTGGTATGTTTGCTTGTCGTACTAAGTACCTGCATTTTTTTCAGAAGATATGGGATGAGACACCACTGCGTGATGCCTATATGCAGGATCAAGAATTTATGGCTAATCAGATATACCCACACGTGGCAGCTAACTGCTTTATTCACGATGAGTATTATAACTATATGCCTACACCACCATCTATTAAAACTATAATTAAACGTAAAAGAATTAACACGCTTTGCCATATAGGAGCAGCACTGGATGAGAATGATGTCTTTGTCTATCGTCAAGACCAAGAGATGTCATTAGAATTATCAGGTCACGTCAAGTACATCTACGATTGGGGTAAAGATGAAGATACTAATAACAGGTAGTGAAGGGTTTGTAGGTAAATACTTTAAGCGGAAGTTACAAGATCACGACCTGACCTGTATTGATATTAAGAAAGGTGTTGACTGCCGTGCATTCTTTAAGGTAGTAGATACCCAGTATGATCTTGTCATTCACTTAGCTGCTATTGTCGGTGGACGTGAGTCCATTGAGGGCAGACCATTAGCAGTTGCAGATAACTTATCTATTGACTCTGAGTTCTTTCAATGGTGCCTAAAGACACAACCACACAAAGTAGTTTACTTTTCATCCAGTGCTGCGTATCCAATATCAATGCAACTAGATAACCCAGAGTGGAGACTGAAAGAGTCTGACATCAGCTTAGACATAGTGCATCAACCTGATATGACCTATGGTTGGGGTAAATTAATGGGTGAGTATTTGTCCCAATTTGTCTATGATGTCCACATTTTTAGACCCTTTTCAGGGTATGCGTGGGACCAAGACAGCACCTATCCGTTCCCAATGTATGTCACACGTGCGCTGCATAAGAAGCAAGAGTTTGAAGTATGGGGTCTAGGCACACAGACTCGTGACTTTATCCATATGACTGACGTAGTCAATGCGGTGATGGTTGCAGTAGAAGAAAACGTACAAGGTCCTACTAACTTAGGTTGGGGTAGATCCACTTCTTTCCTAGAGCTGGCAAAAATGTCAATGGATGAAGTTGGATACCAACAAACTATTGTTACTCGACCTGATAAGCCAGTTGGATGTATGCACCGCGTATCTGATAACACTAAACTGCTATCATTCTATACTCCAAAGATTACACTTGAACAAGGAATAGCAGAGGCGGTGACTGTAATTGGGCAGTACTGAAATCCAATACGTAAAGAATCAAATCAACGCACTGCGTGAAGAGATGAAGAACTTACTGCTTGCGTTACTAGAGTCTGGTCTCATTGAGATTAAAGAAGAAGATGGCAAGCAGGTCTATAAGATTAACAAGGTTAACAATGGCTAATCCAAATGGTCGCAAAGGTTCTCAGTTCGAGACAGATGTAATGAAATGGCTCCGTAAAATGGGTGCTTTGGCAGAGAGTTTGACTAAGGCTGGGGCAAAAGATGAAGGGGATATGGTTGTTATCATATCGGGGGAAACCTTTATCTTAGAACTCAAGAACAGGGCAACTCTTTCCTTGCCTGAGTTCTGGAGGGAAGCTGAGGTTGAGGCGCTTAACTATGCTAAGGCACGTGGTATCGGGGAAGTACCACTGCACTATGTAATTGTTAAGCGTCGCAACTCCAGTATAGAAAACGCTTGGGTAATCCAAGATCTTAAACAATGGTTAAAGGAGAAACAATGACACCAACACCTGAAGGATTTATTAACACGTCTGAGATATGGCAACCAGAAGAACCAGTAGCAGAAGTAGAAGAAGAAACAATACCTTGGGAAGAAGTTAAAAAAGATTTGGGGATTGAAATTGATTTGCCTGAACTGTCGTAAGGCTGGTGAGGAGAACTCACTAGGTCATCTCAAGCGTGCCACACACTGGCACGACAAGTGCGAGTACGAAGGAGACTGTGGATGTCAGCACAAGGTTGGTCCAGGGTGGTTCGTAAGCAAAGGTTCAAAGGCGCCGTTGATGCAAATACAATCCCCATAGCAGCTATTGTTGCTAACTATGGCGGTGAAGTAAGAGAAGGAAAATCATCTTCTGTTCGGTGTTGTTTACACAACGACAGTAGAAGGTCAGCAGTAATAAATACATTAGACAATTTGTACTATTGCCATACCTGCGGTAAGGGTGGCAATGCAGTTAACTTGGTGTGCTTACTAGAGAACTTGGAGTTTAAGGATGGCCTCAAACGTGCAATCGAAATTGCTGCTGGAAGCGGCGCTCCAATACGCTCAGGAAATAACTCCAGAAGTAATAGTCGCCCTCGAAGAACGTGGGATATCTGAGCAAGCAGCAGGTCGCTTTCAGTTAGGCACAGTCACTAACCCAATCAACGGTCACGAGATGTATGAGGGTTGGATATCTATTCCATACATCACCGCATCTGGTGACTGCGTTGGCTTTAAGTTTAGACGTACCGATGATGGCAAACCTAAGTATGGATCTCCTGCTAATCAGAAGTCACATCTGTATAACGTATCCGATATCTTGTTACAGAGTCCATACATCCTCATCTGTGAAGGTGAGTTAGATACAGTCATTGCATCAGGTGTTCTTGGCATACCAGCAACAGGTGTTCCTGGTGTTGCTGCTTGGAAGTCACACTTTCCTAAGTTATATAACGGTTATGACACTGTATTTATAGTAGGAGATAACGACATCAAAGAAGATGGTTCTAATCCTGGAGCTGAGTTTTCTAAGCGTGTCGCAA